TGCGTTACCACTAATATCTAATGAAGCAGCATCTACTTCTCCAGTTACAGTAATACTATCTACAAAAGCATCTTTCCATCTTACTCCTGTTGAACCTAAATCAACATCGCTATCTGATTGTGGGCCAAAGATATTATCGCCAAGATAAACTTGTTCTACGTTATTAGCATAGAAGTGTATTTCATCTGCTGTTTCAAAATCTATCTTTGTCTGATCATCTTCACCAATCTTTATGTCAGTTGCAAGTAATGAAGTGATTCCTGTTTGTGCTGCGTCTACTGAAAAAGTTAAATCATACGGATCGCCATCTGTACCATTATCCGTATCTGTCCAGTTTGTAGTTATTCCTGAACCAATAAACTTTACTTCTTTAGCATTAGAAAGAGTAACTTCTGTACCATCATCATCTTCAAGAACAAACTCTGTACTATCAACCTGAGAGTCTACATAAGCTTTAATAGATTGTTGTGTGGCTAGTTTAGTTGCTGAATCAGAAGCCATGTTATCTTCATCAAGAACTGCTGTACCGCTAACACCTGTATTTAAAACAGGACTTGTTAATGTTTTATTTGTTAATGTATCTGTACTTGCTTCTGTAACAAGATTAGATGGAGGTATAATATCTGATAAATTAGTCATAGTTTATGTCCCCGGCTTTGTAGGCCAATCACTATCTTTTAAATTAGGCCAATCGCTATGTGTTGGTAAATCTCTTAATGCTTGTCTGTATGTTTTCCAGTTGTCAGCCATTGTGACATCTGCTAATCCCATCCAATCTGTTTCTGTAAGTAAAGAATTTCTTTGACTTCTTATAGTTGCAGCAGCTTCAGTATCTAACTGAGCTTGATAAACTTCTTCATGTTTAGCTTTAGTAGTTTTAACACCATCATCATCCGTGGTGTCAGCAAACATATCTTCTTCTTTCCACTTTTGAATCCAGTTATCTTTTGCATCTTGTTCTACACCATCTCTAAGAACTTGTTTATAAGTTGAGCTTGGAGTAGGTCGTGGTGTTTCAAAAACTACATCAATCCCTAAAGCTTCATATACACCTTCTCCCCATACTTTAGGCATAGACATATTTTTATTAGCTATTATAAGTTCTTGTTTAGTTTTTATGCTGCCGTCTGATTTAAGACGATATTCGTTTGCCATTATTATCTCCTACGAAAAAGCTAAATATAAATATGTACCGCCGTCTGCATTTAATCCGGCGGGAGCAGATGAAGTAACTGTAAATCCTGAAGAGTGTGGCTCAACATAACTTGTTGATGCAACTTGCGCCCCTCCATTCGCTGTCCAGTATTTAGCTTCTGACGCTGTAAATGTTTGTATAGTATCAAAGACATACCAATCGCCAGTAGTATCAATACGCTTTATCATTACAAATCTTGCAGAAGCCCCTAAGTCTGTAACATTTAAATCATTGCCTGTACCTGAATATTCATTGACTGCACTTACACCCGCTAAAGATGCAAAAAGAAGAACTTGATACGAACTACCACTTTGATTTAAAAAATAACTAGTATTAACAGTAATGGCTGTCGCACTTCCAAGAGTGCCACCCCATCCCGTATTTGAATAAGCATCAGTTTTATTTAAAAATAATCGTCCAGTATTATTATATGAACCAGAACCAACACTGTTTAAAACATTCCAATCTTCTGTTGCACTAGTTTTTTTAAAGATTAATAATTCTGGCGCAACTCCTAAATTATGTTTGACATCCATAGGAGCAGTTGCATTCCCATCGTAAACAACTACATCAAACACTTTTGGTTGTCTTCGCCAACTGTATCCAAGAGTATTTGCGCTATTAGCAGCATAGCTATACCAACCGTTTTGATAATTGAACATCATTTCAGCTAAATTAGTCAAAGCAGCAGTAGTTGTCGTTTGCAAGTATTTTTTAGGTAAAAAGCGAGAAGACACTACCCCGCCTCCTGTGCTAGAAACAGAATGATAAAAACCCCAATCCACAGGAAATCCCGGTTTAAAACCCGGCGCATTAGCGGTCAACTCAACACTACTAAAAACCTCAGTACCCGCATCAGGTTCTTTCATAGGGCCACGGCGTATTGCTATGTAGGCATAAGTTGAATTTGCTTCAAACTTTCCACCAAGATTTGCAAAACCTGTGGCTGTAGGGACGACTCGTACTGCCGATTCTGCCCCTTCCGCTGAAGAAGAGTTCAAATAGAACTCACTATTATAAGTGTGCGCGAACCCTCGCATATTGTCGTATTGAAGGTATCCTCCACCATCATTTGTTCTAATAAAAACCGCCCACTGAACTTCAAAACCACAGTCAATATAAAAATCATTGTAGTTGTTAGGAGTTGAAAAAGTTCCACATTTTATAATCGCTTTATCTTCATCATCACCAAAAATCTGACTTGCTGTATCTGTTCCTTCTGCAAAAACATAAGCAACATAAGTACGACCAGACCCATTAACCTCATTATCTGTGCCAACATAAAAAACAGAAGTAGTTGGGTCTATGTTGTTGTAACTTGAATCGCCAAAAACTCCGTTGCCAGAGCCAGTAGCAAATGTTGATGAATTTGATAAATTACCATAACCAGTAGGAATACCACTATGATAAACAGCCCAGTTTTGCGTATGAGATGTACACTTTACGATAATCGTGCCTACTTTTGCATCTAGTCCATGAGAAATTGCTCTACTGCCTGTTGCGTTACCTGTCCAAGTAACAACATCAAAAAATCCTGTTTGTTTCCTAAAACTCCAACTAACATACTCACTTGACGCATCATTAATCGACCCATCTTGCCCACCAATTCTGAAACCATTAGAATTAAATTGGTCTATACCATGATTAGAGCCTGAAGCTGAATTAGTTCCTTGAGCAGCGGTACTTGCTGAATCAAGATACTTATTAACTCCTCGCTCTGTGTCATACAACCGATGATAATTTCCGTATTTGCGATCTTTACACCAAACCAAACCTCCTTCTTCATCAAGGTCAATTCCGTTGGTAATAGTATTTGCACTATTTACACCGTCATAAAGAAACGTAGAAAATACATCTTCCACATAAGTAGCTCCACCTGCGGCAGCAGTTCCCGCAGCAGCGTGTAATAATTTTTTAGCTGATCCTGACATTATTATTCCTTTATGCTAATGCTTGTCCGGCAGTAAAACCATAAAAAGTTGTACCGCCATCTACAGTTAAAAATACAAATACGTCTACACCATCATTTGTTGAGGTTAATGTTGGTGCAGTACCTCCGGGCCAATCTACATCCCCTTGCCATGTAATTGTTTTAGCAGAGGAGCCTTGAATTACTTTTACTGTAAAAATACCTGCGTCTGGAGGATCATTACTAAAAGTTAATGTTAAGGCACTAGAAACGCCATTTAAATCTACAATAAAATTTGTTGAAGCTTGTAAGTCAAGTGCTACTGCATTACTACTTATTGAACTAGTTACATCTACAACCTCTTCAACAATACCTTTTGTAAATCTAACAACACCATTAGCATCTGCTGATACAACCTTAGAAGCTGCTGTGCTTCCTAGTGTTGCTAAGTCTAAATAATTTAACTCTGCTGTAGTTGCTGTAACCCCATCAAGTTTATTAAGTTCTGCCGCAGTACTTGTAACTGCTGTGCTGTCTATTACAAGTCCATCTTGAGGTACAACTACTCTAGCAGCACCACCTAAAATTAAATCATCGGCTGATGTATCCCACAACATATAAGCACTTGCTGTATCTCCAAAAAACTTAACATCATATCCTGTATCATCAACACCCACTGTAACAGTATTATCTATTTGTACTGCACCATCTATATCTACGGCATCAAGATTTGTTGTGCCATCTATATCTGCATTACCTGAAATGTCTAGAGTTGCAGCATCTAACTCTCCTGTAAGAGTTACATTTCTAAAACTTGCAATGTCTTTATTAGAATCAACTACAACAGCTTTACTCGCCACAACTGTTCCCGCAGTAGAACCATCTAAAAGATTAAGCTCTGTAGCCGTTGAAGTAACAGCAACATCTTCATTAACTTTAGGAGATGTTAGTGTTTTGTTTGTAAGAGTTTGTGTCCCTGCCGCAGTTACGGCATTACCACCCTGACCACCAACCTGTGCGTAAACTCTCCAAGTACTTCCATTATAAACAAATTGAACACTAACTCCAGTTATATCTAATACAAAATTAGCAGCAGTACCATCAATAGTTGATCCATTACGAGCAACAGTTAAATTATTAGTACCAAAAGCATCACCAGAGTCAGCAACAATAATCTGCGCTCCGGCTGATGGCGAAGAAGGTAAAGTAACTGTAAATGCTCCACCACTAGTATTAGCAAGAACACCTTCTAAATCTGAAGCTGTATAGTTTGCAGTTTTAGCAACATAAGTAACTCCGCTTGCTGCGGGTGCAGACCAAGCAATATCAGTACCATCAGATGTTAAAATTGTATTAGCACCACCTTTTGTAAGAAGTGCAGATGCTCCACTAGAGTTTCCATAAATTAAAGAACCTCTAGAAACCGCATCAAGTAAATTAATCTCTGCTGCTGTAGAAGTTACGGCAGTACCATTAAGAGATAAAGCATCAGTTTCTAATGTACCATCAATATCAGCATCACCAGAAATATCTAATGATCCTGCATCTAGCTCTCCTGTTAGAGTTATATTTCTAAAACTTGCTACATCTTTATTAGCATCTACTGTTACTACTTTACTTGCTACTACTGTACCTACAGATTGACCTGTATCATTGTAATTAATTTCGGTAGCTGTTGCAGACACTACTACATCTTCATTAATCTTAGGAGATGTCAGTGTTTTATTTGTAAGAGTATCTGTAGATACAAGAGATACTAATGTTGAATTAGCACCTGCGGGTAGCATTAAAGTATTAGTAACACTTGCTGAGTGTGGTTGTCCGTAAACTTTCTGACCATGACTATTATTCTCACAGTTGAATACTACTGCACCTGAGTTAGTATTTCCTCTAACTACAACTGTACCTGTACCATTTGGTGCTAAATCAATATTAGCATTAGAAGTTGTAACAAGATCGTTACCATTTAAATCTAAGTTACCACCTAGTTGTGGACTACTATCTTCTACTACGTTAGCTAAGTCTCCGCTTGAACCAGTACCCGCAATAATAGCTGATCTAGTAACTTTTTTAAGACCACCACCAGATGTATCAACTGCTAACAAAACATCGTTATCAGCAGCAGTACTAATTTCTGCTAAATCTCCTACAGCAACAGGGTTAAAATTAGTACCATCAGCAACTAAAATATGCCCTGAAGTATTTGTTCCCATCGTAAGATCATCACCACTAATAGTAAGATCGCCTGATATAGTAAGATTTCTTATGCCAGTATAATCTTTGTTAGCATCTAATATAACTGCTTTAGAAGCTACGGCAGTTCCTATTGCCGTTGAACCAATATCAAGGGCATTTAATTCTGCTACAACAGCGGTTATACCATCTAAAGCATTGAGTTCTGCTGTGGTAGCTGTTACACCATCAAGGATATTGAGTTCGGCTGTAGTGCTTGTAACACCATCAAGAATGTTAAGTTCTGCTGCGGTACTTGTTACACCATCAAGAATATTTAATTCTGCTGTAGTACTAGTTACACCATCAAGAAGATTTAATTCTGTTGCGGTGCTTGTTACGCCATCTAAAATATTAAGTTCAGCAGCAGTACTAGTTACACCATCTAAAATATTTAGTTCTGCCGTAGTGCTTGTAACACCATCAAGAAGATTAAGTTCAGCAGCAGTACTTGTTACACCATCTAATATATTAAGTTCGGCTGCTGTAGAAGTAATTGCTGTACCATTAAAATTTATAGCATCTAAGTATGCTGTACCATCAATATAAACATCGCGCCACTCTTGGCTAGAAGAACCTAAGTCATAAGCACTATCTGTATTAGGAATAATATTACTATTTACATCTGCACCAAATACAACATTGTCATCTGCTGCATCACCTAAAGTAAGAGTGCCTCCATTGAATGTTGTAGTTCCTGTAACTGTAAGATTTCCACCTATGCCTACATTACCAGTAGTTGTTATACTATCTATATAAGCATCTTTAAAATACTTACTAGATGTTCCTAAATCTAAATCGCTATCTGCATTGGGTACTAATGCTCCATCTTGTAAAACCATTTGTTTTGCTGCGGCACTAGAAACCTCTACATAAAATTCCCAAGTATTACTAGTAGTAAGAATTTTATTTAGAAAATCCTGATCACCAATAGTATGTATGTTACCGCCTTCTCCTGCTGTCCCATCGTGTTGATGTCCGGTAGTGCTACTGGAAGCATATGAAAAAGCCGTTAGAAGTCTGTTATATTCATCATTAAATAAAGCAGCAGTAATGGTATCTCCATCCGCTAAACTACTCTGTCTTACATAACTTGTACCCATTATTATCTCCTACCGGAAGGTCTATAGTCTACATAGAAACCATTTATTGAATAAGGTGCATTAGTGTCCTGACTAAATATTTTAAATGCTATGTTGTGTCCACTTCCTTGTACTGCCTGTCTTGCCATAGGATCGCTTGAAGCTCCGAATACTGCTGTACCAAGTGTTGAATCTCCAAATACTGCCGGAGTTGGTATGGAATCTAATGTATAGTTTGGTGGCTGTGGTCTATTAGTATCATCAAAATCATATGTTATCTTTAATGTAGGCTGCACTGTTCCTTCAGGTGTAAAAGATATTTTTGTGTAATGTAATGTTTTTAATGTTCCTGCATCTCCAAAATCTAAATTAGGTGTTTTATATCTTGCATCTATATTTGTTGATGTTCCTGCGGGATTAAAAGCATTGCCTGTGTTATGATTATACACATAGCCATCTTTATCTCCGTGATATATTTGTTCTACACTATCAGCATCAAAACCTGATGTAAAGGCATGAGCTTGGATTCCTATTGTTTCAGACCACTCAAAACCTTGTGGTGTTATTGTTCCTATAATTCCTTTTGCTGTATCTGTAGAAGCTGAACCTGCACTATAAAATAATCTATATTGAGATTTACTTCTTAATACTGCACTAGATATAACTAAAGAACCTATGTTAGCAGCTAAAGAAGCTACAATAGATTGTATTTGTCTTGATACTGAGCTTAACTCTACGTCACCAATACGCGCTGTACCTGCAACTAAACGAAATCCATCGGGGCTTAAAAATATAAGATCACCACCAATCTCTTGAATACTTCTACCATCTAAACAACCCACGTTTTGTGTAATAGGTGTTATAGCTATAGAGTCAGAATTATTTATATTAGATAGTTTGTAAATACTGTTTTTACAAAATATGATTAAATCACCACGGAAACTGCTTAACCCTACTACTTGATCGTCTAATACAATACTACCTGCACCGCCACCAGAAAAACTATTTATGTCACTAGTGCTGCTATAAAATATAGTATTAGGTGCTGTAGCTGCTCCTGCAACTACTAAGTGTTTATCATGTATAGTACATTGTTTTGGAAAGTGTGTACCACTAACTGTAATTTCTTCATAAAAGAAAGTTCTATCTGCTAAAGCACCTGTGCCTGTCATTTTAAATAAGGCGGGTTTTGCACCAGAACCTATATCAGTTATTACTACTTCACCATAAGTAGTGTTTCCTTCAAACAATGCAAAATTTGCATACGATTGATTTGTTCTAGCGGCTGCACTTCTACCTGAGAATGTAGAAAAATTATCTCCTGAACCGCTAACACTTGCACGATTTATTTGTAACCAACTTGTACCATCTAAACTAAAATAAAGATTAGTACCTGATGCTGCAATAACACCATCACCATAAACAAAAAGTCCTAATATAGCATTAGAACCATTAGGTCTTGCTGCACTACTACCACCATAAAGTGTGTAACCATTTATTCTTCTGTAGCCGCCATCTGGATCAACTTCAAAGTTTTGTAACTCTGTAGCAAATCCGGGCTGCTGTAACATTTGAAACTGGTTAAGATTAGTGTTCAGACCGCCTTGACAAGATAAACCAAATGCTTGCATAGTTAATCAAACCTTACTCTGTCATCAGACATATATGTTGGAACAGTCCCTATTAAGTTTTCCCTCATGCTTCTTAATCCTTTTTTGTAATCTTCTAAAGCAAAAGCTGCCATTTGAGGGTTGTCTTTAAACTGATGTGTATAGTACCTAGCTTTAGAAAGTATTACTGTTTTATACAGATCAGGAAAAACTATTGCATCGCTGTGTGCAGATAGTTCTGTTGGTAAATCATAAGCAAAAAACCAAACCTTATAAACTTTATCAGGTATAGGACTTAAACCAAACTTTCTTGCATCAGGACTTCTAATAACAAAACGTGGTTCTCCACCTGTAGCTTGATCAGCATCGTCAGCATTTTCCGCTGTACGTCTAAAGTCTTTCCATTGTTCTATTGTTATGAATCTTAAATTTTTAGAAACATAAGGGGCTGCTTCGCCGCTTACTCCTACTGTTGTAAGATAAAAATTATCCCAATCTATAGAACCATAATCATCTTTTATAGATGAACTAGCAGCTTTTAATTCATACCACCTAGTTGCGGCTGTAGTATCTACAGAAACATTACCATACATAGGATCGGTAGCTCCGCTTTCTCCTGTTGCTAAGAAAGGCCACTGAGGTTCTTCATTTGCTATGTCTAGGTATGATCTGTTAATACAATCTTTTGCATGTTGTTGTATTCCTACAGCACTAGAAAAAGTTGAAGAAGTTAGTACAACCTCATTCAACTCTCTTAATAACTCATTTGATAATTGTAAAAATGTAGTAGCCATTATTATTCCACAGGTTCTTTATGATTTACTGGATTATTAGAATTTCTAAAAATACGATCATAATTATCTTTGTATTTTTCTTTATCTTCATTTTTTAAATAACACCCGCTAACTTTAACTTTTCCTTTAGGATTAAATCTAACAGGGTTTTTTTCACTTCCTAATTGTGGCATACTATATTTCCTTTAAATTAAAGGGGGCATATTTCAGCCCCCAATAATATTAGTCTATACCGTAGAATGATGAAACTAACGCATCGGCACGTAGTACCTTAGACCCATAAACATGGAGTCCACGGACTATATCGCCAAAGCTATCAGGATCACGAATTACTTCAGTATTTGTGATGGTTTGTGCTGTCGCAACTGCTGACATATGACCTGCAATACACTTACCTGCTGCGTTCGTAGTAGCAGCAATATTGTTAGTCTTATACATATCAAAGCCACGTAACTTACCAGATGATACTAGTCCATTACGGATTGAACCTTGACCTGCATTGTAGTCAACAGACAGAAGTTTAGAAGAACTTTGAACAAGTACTTCATAGAACTCTGGATTTGCTAAGAACCAACGACCCTCTTCAGGAACATTTTGCTCGTCAAGTAGACGCGCCATGCGTGAAAGAACATCTATTGGGTCATGCTCACCAGAAGCAAAACCTATGTCAAGATTACCAGTGCCATCAAAAGTTCCTGCTGCAAGGTCAGTTGCATTGTCAGAACCTAAGATGTGGTTAGGACTAGATGCGGATACTCCTGCAAACATAGTTGCAATTACACCCTCATCATAAGCATCCTTTAGCGAGTAAGCTGCTGAAGATGCAGCAACGTCACGGAAATTAACGTGAGACATATTAGTTTCAATATCGTCTACGATAAATTTAAATGCGTTAGCTGTATCTACGACCAAAGTTAGTTCTTGGTCAGTTAGCTTAGTTGCGGTTACGTCTGCGCCCCTTTCATACTGATAGACAGTGATTTCAGGTTCTTTGATAATCTTTACAGAGTCACCAAAGGACGCAATCTCACCTGCGTAATCTGTATTAGTAATTGCTTCTGCAACAGATGACTTCCTAAAGAAATTTAGGACGGTCTTAGAATAGACCGAAGGTAAGAAAAACGAATTGTTTTGACCTGAAACAGAGTTACCAAAGTTAGCATTGGTATCCGTTGATGGTTCAAAAAATTGATCAGATTGGTTATAAGCCATTGTAATATCCCCTTAAACTTATTTAGCTATTCTGCCTTCTGATAAAGCCAATTTAATTTCACTTTCATAACGATCAAATTGATCAATAGACATACTAGCAATTTCTTTTTCTGTCCAAATTTTTGGAGCCTTTGAATCTACCGCTGTTGTTTTTGTAGACACCATATCAGCGGCAGAGCCTTGCTCTTTCTTTTTGGACTGCCTCTTTTGTGGTGACTGAGCTACACCTGTTTCCATTTTGTAAAGGTCTATAGCACGACTAGCTAAAGTCGCATCACT